CCAAACGCCCGCAGGCCTCCACCGCCCAGCCGCAAAATCTGATCTGGCAACACTCGCAGTCCCATCGCATCCACCTCGCATCTCACGGCCGTTTGCCGTTGCACAATCGATACTGTTGTCGACATGCTACACCGTCACATTAGCCAGCACCGTCACCGCGCCCTCAATCAGTCGGGTTACCTCTCCGCCGATGCTGACCAACTCCAGATCGTACACGCCCCGCGCCCAGTCCAGCGCCGCAGTTTCAATGGCAGTCAGATAGATCATGACGCTGCCCGTGCCCACCGTGATGATGATTCGCCCGTTCCCGGTGGTCAACTCCAGCAACGCTTCCGCCTCGGACGTGCTGCGCTTGATCATCATGCGCGCCGTGTAGTCGGTCAGATCGATCGCCGCGCGGGTGTCATCGTCAACAGCCAGCACCTCGCACGTGTAGGTTGCTCCTCGTTCAATTTCAAGGTCAAGATATGCCGCCATCACACCTCGCTCAATCGGTAATGTGAATTACCTGATTAGATCACCTGTCGATTGTTGGCCAACGCCTGACGCGCCAGGTACACCGCCAGGTTATCAGGCACGCCGGTTGAGATTTCCAGCGTCTGGCTTTCGGTCTGATACGTCGTGCTGGTAATGATGAACGTCAGACCTGCGCCGCTCACGCCGACCTCATCGGTCAAAAAGTTTTCAATCCTCAGCCGTTGACCGGCCACGACTCGGCACACCGGCACGCGCCGCCCGCCTTTTTCTCGGATGCCACCGCGCACGCGGATCGGTTGCGTAACTCGGTAGCGCGCATCTTTACGCCAGCTCAACACGCGCCGCCCAAAATTCAGCGCCGTCGTCGCGCTGGACGTGTCGCAATCGACGATCAATTCGCGCTGCCCGAAATCGGCGATCGAGGTCGAGTCCATCAGCGTCGAGTAATCGTCGGGCGTGATGACCATTTGCCGGTTGCTTTCGTCGCGGTAACGGACGGCAATCCAGTTAAACACCTGTCCGTCGATCGCTCGCTTGATCTCGATGCCGCTGTCCATTTCGTCGAGCGTAATCGCGTATTCGTAATCTGTCATGGCCGGGTAGGCCGAAAAACTCAGCACCGGCTTTCCGTCAGCCGTCGCGGCCAACTCGCTGCGCCTCAATCGCACCGCCCAAGGGTTGAACGACGCATCGCCAAACCCGGCCACACGCTGAAGCAGCGCCTCAAGCGATTCCTGACCGTTAGTCATGAACGGTTCCAGCGCAAACGTGTTGGACTCGATATATTGCTCATCGGCGTTGATGTCGCCGATCAGCGCCAGGATATCCTTGACGATTTCGGTCGGGTTGATGGGCCCCGTTTCGCTGTACACCATCACGCCACTCATGCGTCCATACGCATTTGTCGGCGTCTGCGCAGCATTACTGATAAACTGATACTCAATGTACTGCCGTGGCGTGCCCAGCGTGGTGTCTGTCGCCGTCGTCACCCCGTCTCCGCTCTCGCTGGCCAGTGTGCTGCCTCCGATCGTGTCGCGCAGGCGCGTCGTCCAATCCTGCCCGCTCTCCCGGTTCTTCAGCGTTGCGACCACGCGTTTAATCGTCTGCCCGGTCGGCATCGTATAGCGGAATGCCGCCACAATTTCACCAGCCGTCCACGCCACCGCCTGCGGACCAACACTGATCCGATTCATCCGATCAATGTTGCATTGATTGTCTTTGTCACCCTGGGCCTGTTGCTCCCAAACGTCCGCGCTCAGGCGATTGTCCGCCCAGCGCTTATTGAGCGTGCGACTTCTGATGAGTGGTCCCCATTGACCCACGCATTGCACGTTCAGATACTGCCCAGTGGCCCGATCGGTTACTAGACCGATTTCGCTCGTCACGCCTTCCCAAACCATTTGCAGCCCGTTGTAGATGACCACCCGCTGGTTCTCACGGACGACGCGTCGGCGATCGATGCGTTGCGGCACGCGCAGACCAGCCACCGTATAGAGTCCTGCCGGGTAACACGTGCCGATCGATTGGACTGTGGCCGCCCGTAACGCGTCCTCTGATCCATAGACCTCAGTGGTCGATGTGGGTCCGTCGTAAAGTTTTACCCGCAAATCGTTCGAAATCATAGCAATCCATAGCGCGGCGTGATGTAGGCGTAATCATACGACAGCGTGTTGTCGATCGGCGCAGATGACGCGCTAGAAATAAACGACAAGATCACATTCAACTGCTCAGGTTCTAAATCAAGATCGTCGCCGGTCAGACTGGACACAGCCGACAACGATAGAGTGGTACCGTAGTAATAGACCGTCCCGGCGGTTGGAACAATCTTCATGATCGGTCGAGGCGCGACCATCAGGAAATCCGTGCCCGTATTCGCCGAGCCGGTTGACCGCTTCATTTGCACCACATAGCCGAACGATTGAGTAACATCGTCGATGGGCAAGGCGCTGATGTCGGGCAATACCGCGCTCGGCCCGCGCACGATCGAAAACGCCGACGCCAACGTTTGTGGTACGACATAGGGGTTACTGCCGTCGGGCAAACTCAGCGTCATCAGCAGATTTGACCCAGCATCCTTCATCCTGGCAAATAGCGTAAATTCACGCCCCATCAGTTCGCGCAGTTGATTCAGCGGCGTCGACGGCGCAAATGTGAGCGTGGTAATTGACGTGGTCACAGTATCCGTCTTGTATTGCCCGCCGCTGGCCGTGGCATCCACGGTGCCGCTCAAGTCGTAATACAACAGCCCTGGATCAATAAACTCCAGGCATTCCATGCGCGCCAGATACAACGCCGTGGCCGTTGGCGACAACGTCAGTTTAAGATCGAGCTTCGCCGGCGACGTGCCAGGTACGCCTCCGATCACCGCCCAGTTGTCATAGGTGCTATCGTTGGCATTATCGACGATGGCATCACCGTCTTTGACCCACAGCCACGGGATCGAATCGACTCGCTCGCTAGCGGAAAGCATCGGAGACACATTGTCATGGTCGAGTGCCACCTGATTGGCCGTCATCGCGGCCGAATACAACGCCGCCCCGTTGAACGTGCCATTGCAGTGATTGGTCGCGCTGTAATCCGTCCCGATGTACAGATACGGCCCAAGCGTTCCCAGCGTCGTTGGCGTAGATGCGTTTCCGCTGGCCACCCCGTTGACGTACAACTCAAACGATACCCCATCAAAGACCAGGTGCAGCACATACGTTGTATTGGCCGCAATTGCAGTGGCGTGCGAAAACGAATAGCCGCTATAGATGACGTTGAGGATTCCGCCCGAGATATAAATCCGCGGCGCGGTAGTGTGCGTTCCGTCACGGAGATCGAGCAGGGTCATGTTATTGGCCACGGCCGCTCCACTGGTCCAGACCAGACGCACCGAAAAATAGCCTGTAGCAATTGTGTCCTGTGCCGTGGTCAGTCTCAGGCGTGCCGCCGTTCGCGTGCTGCTACTGGCGTGCACGGTGCCAGTCCAGGCGCAGCCCAGCAGATCGCCATAACATATCGGCGTGCGAAACGTCTTCGCCTCAAACTGCACCGCGCCGACGTAGATGGTTCGACTACCCTTCACCGTCACGCCACACGCCGCCGCTCCTGCCGTGCCAGTCACGCTGGCCTCGGCAACATACCAGCCGTCGCCCAGCGCCACAAACGTCGTCGTGCGATCCGTGCCGTTATAGGTTAGTTGCACATCGGCGCTGGTAACGGCCGCCGCATCTGGCCGCTTAACGTAGGCGCTGAGCGTATGAGTCGATGCCGCCAACGTCACCGACTGCGTGTAGGTGTTATTCGACGACGCGAGTGCCGTTAAACGCACGCTGGCATAGCCAAAAGCCACAAATGATGGCTGGGTGTTTTTGGCCTCGATCAAATTCGCGCCCGCCGTCCAGTTAGCGCTGTACGTGGCATTCCCGAAGATCGGATTGGTGCATAGATTGGTGGTCGCTTCCGGCACGTGCACGCCACGCGACCGGCGATCGGCTGCACCGATGCGATTATCCAACACACCGCCCATCGCCGCGGCTAATCGTTGCCGCTTGCCATAGCCGTTCGGCTTCAGCGTCAGATCGATGGATACCACGATGTCAGACGATCGACGCACTCCGACCATATATCCATCAGATAGGGAGGCCGAACCATACGCCACCTCGTAATACATCCACGCGCCGGTTTGGCCCCAGGTAGGTTCTGGCAATCCGTCATTACCGCATACCAGATACAGCGGTTCAGCGGGATCGCTGGCCGTTTTCAATAGTGCCACGATCGACCTCACGGCCCGGTCGACGTGCGGTTGACTGGACCCGGTAACCGTCACGGTGAACTTAAACGCGCGATTCGCCTCGACCGTATCGAAGACATCGCCGTCAGACCGAGTGAACATGGCGCGCTCGCCGATCGCGGGCGGCACAAAGTCCTGACTCAACCAATACTGGCTCTGATCGTTCAGGTCCAACACCCGATTGCCCTTTATCAACTTGACGATTGGTTTGCCCATTACAACCCCGTCCAGCCCGCGCCTGCAATCAACGCCTGATTCGTTTGACTGCCCAACTCGACGATCACCTGCCGCGCAATCGCGCGTGCATCTGCTCCAGCGCTGGGCTGAATAACGATCGCGCCGCTATCGATTCTGGTCTGGTAACTTACATTACCTGATGATGGCATCATGCTTCCGCTGGTATACGGCACAAATCGCTCGCGAAATAATTCGTTAACATTGACCTCCACACCCTGCGCCACAGGTCCACCGCCAGCGCGCCCGGATGGAGTTCCACCGGGCACGCTTCCCTTGGTCTCTATTTCGTATACTGTCTTCACGTGCCGTGGCACCTGGTCCCACAGCCCCTTCAACGCGCCAACTTCATTAGCCTGATCGTGCACGGCTTCAGTCGTCGGTTTGACGCCCAGTTCGGCCAATTCTTGCAGCGACACCGTCCCGTCAGCGGCAATGCCGGGGATCTTTCCAGACGCTGTGATGTAGTCATTCAACGGCATGTTGCCGGACACAAACGCATCCGTGATTTTCTGCTGCGCCTCAGCCATTGCCAGCGATTTCGGGGTTGCTAGATCGTAGCGCAATAGAATCGCATCCGTCGCGCGCTGGAATCCTTCCTGAGACAGCGTGCCGTTGTCGTAGGCCGTTTTCAATCCATCCAGCGAGGCCTGCGCCAGCGCTTGCTTGGCCTGCGCGTCAGTTGCCTTCGCCAGAGACTGAGCCAGGCTTTCAATCTTGGACACGGTTTCGCTGACGCCGGCGCGATAGATCGCCTCAGCCGCGATTGCGGCTTCAGTCGCGGCCGTGGCGGCCTGTTCGGCCGCAGTTTTCTTGGCCAGCGCGTCGGCGATCGAGTTTTGGATCAGAGCGTTTGAGGCCGTCGACGACTCCAGCCGTTGTGTCACCACGGCCATGTCGTCCATCGCCCGGATTTCGGCCATTGCGGTGCGAGTCGCGTGTTCCTGTTCGGTCATGGCGACCTGTTGCCGCGTGATCAGATAGTCGCGCAGCATGTCAGACAATTGCTTTACCTGTTGAGATTCGGCCCCAAACATGACCACCGCATTGGCAATAGCCCCGGTCAATTTCATCTCAGTAGCATCGCCGGTTTCGCTGATGCCTGTGGTCAATGCTGTAAATGCGTCAGCCGCCTGATTGAGAACAGGCACAAGCGCATTTCCAAAACTCAGCTTTAACCCAGAAACTTTATCATTCAGAGCGTCTAGGTTCTTTTCGAGTTCGCGCGTGGCCTTAGAGTTTTCTTCAGTCACGATCAGCGAAGCATCTTGCGCGGCTGCCGCGTCTCGAATGGCCTTCCCACCCTCTTTCAACATGGGTGTCAGGGCCATCCAATTGCGGCCAAACACCTCGGTCAAGCGCGCAGCGCGTTCGGTAGGATCCGTGATGTTGTTATATTCATCAGCCATCTTGGCCAGCGTGGCAATATTGGGCGCCATGCCGTTTTTAACCGCCATCTGCAATGCTGCGGTCACATCTTGCTGGGACACGGTGAAATCGTCGGCGGTCTGGATGATACGTGAGGTTTCTTCGGTAGTAATCGCCAGATTTTGAGCCAGGTCGCGAATGGATTTGTTGTACTCCATCGTTTCCTTGACGCTGTCGACGGCTGCTCCGGCCGCGGCCAGTATGCCCGCCTTCAGCATCCCGCCTGCAATCCGCCCGACATTGTCCAGCGTTCCGCTGGTCGCCTTGGCCTGATCGTCAAGCGCGCCCAACTCTTTACTGGCGTCGCTGACGCCTGTGCCCGTCTTTTTGGCTCGTAAAATCAGGTCTAGTGTGCTTTGGCTCATTTGTGCCGTGCCCGATAGCGGTCTTGTGCAGCCTTAACGCGTTGCAAGCCTGCTCGAATCTCGTCCAGTTCGCCCGTCATCGCGCCGATGGCGTCAATCCACACATCGGGCAAATCATCCACATCCCACGGCCCAATCGCCGTGCCGCACACCCGATTGATCTGCTGCGCCAGCAGAATGCTGGACAGCAACGGGTGACTGGTAGCGCCCTGCTTCGCCATCTGAAGCAGGGCGCCACTCAGTTTTTTCGTTCGCGGGTGCGGTACTCAGTAATGGTGAGTTGACATTGACGATTCAGCCAGACCCAGGCCTGTGGATCGGAACTGACCAATTGGTCGGACAGGTCTCTGACCTCATCGGCCGTCCAATGGGTATCCGCGTCGCTGTGCTGACTCCACGCGCGAGCATACCAGGCATTCAGTTGCGCGTCGATGTCCTGCCACTGCGTTGAGCGCCGATCAAGTGCTGCCTGATCATCAGTCTGATCGCGCCGGACCGCGTCCACCAGGTCAGCCGTGGCACGCTGAAGCAGATACCACTCGTTCAACAGGCCGCGCGGCATGTTGACCCAGATGTGGAACGTCGCCCCAGCATATTCTGGCGCATAATCGCCCAAATCAATCGGGCGCGTAATCGGCTTCAAATCGAATTTTGGCATGATAAGATGTTCAGGTAATCGGCGTTACCGGCTCAGATGGAATTGCTGTTCGTGGTCACATCCACGCCCAGGATTTGTGCGCCCGTCGTGCCGTACAGGCCGTGAATGACCACGGCCGTCAGGTTGTTGCCGTTGCTCTCTGCATTCAGCGGAATCACGCTCTCAGGCTGGCCCCACAGATACAGGTTAAGCGCGTGCGCTGTGCCCGTGCCGATCGCCGGTCCGGAGATCTTCAGCGCATAGGCCGCGGCGGTCTCCGCCTGGTAGGCGTCGAAGATTGTCTCGGCATCCGCGTTGCCCTCCAGTGTCAGTGTTAACATGGCGCCGATGATGCTTTCGCCGTACGTCGTGAAGTACCGATCAGCGCTGCCCATGAACTTCGGGTGCAGCCCGGTCAAAATCTCAAACTCAAACCCGCGCAAAATTCCGGCCAGCTCTGTCGTGCCCTTGTTGGCCCACGCCGCGTCTTTGTACAGCCGCGCGGCCTTTGCCGACATCGTCGTCATCGTGGGCAGGCTGAGCGCGCCCGTCATCGTGCTCTTGGTGAATTGGCGACCGAAGTACGCCACTTCCACGGCCACCGGGCTGTCGCCGCCGTCCTGCGCGATCTCGCCGGAAATTTTGATGCTCTTGAACATCACATGCTCGACTTCGCCCGACACCTCATCGTCGCCGAATTCCAGCGTCGCCGAATCGGGTGAGTTCGTCTCCGTCATGGACGGCGTAAACGCCCACGCATAATCGGCCTGACCGGCGGTCGTTTCGCTGGGCGTCACGTTGCCCTTCAAGCCGCAGGAAAAGATCAGCGGCAGCGCCTGGAAGTAGGCATTCGGCAGTGCCAGCGTATCTTCAACCAGCAACTCATACGCCTTGGACCTCGCGGACGCTGCGCGCACGCCCAATGCATCCTCGATGAAGGTCGGCTTGCGATCGGCCGGAATGCCCTTGATTTCAGCGCCCGCCAGAATCTTGGTCGCGGCGACCGCCGTGCCCTTTGTGCTCTCTTTGCCATACTGAACTTTAGAAAACGCGCGTGTCGCCATCGTTACGCCTCCGTCGGCTGTTCGATCGGTTGATAGGTGCCGTTGTCAATTGCTTCCACCAGTACGTCCAGAACGCCCGCGTCATGGGCCTCAGACATGCTGATAACGTGCGGCAGGCCAGGCACGCCCAGACCGTCGCCCGAGAATTTATATTTTAGGTTGGTATCCAACTTCGCCTGCTTCATCAGCTTTCACCATCCAGTTCACGACAAATCCCAAATGCGGCTCTTCGTTGCCGTAGGCCATTTGAAGCGGGCCTTGAATGCCCTCTTCGGTTAGCAGGAAATGATCGACCGTGCCCCACAGGCTCATGTGACCGGCAGCCGCATTGCGTATACGCGCCAGAAAGAGCATCAGCCATGGCATTTTAGCCTTGGACACGCTCGCAGTCAGGTGAAATTCTGTGCGGCCCGTGTAGTGGCCCTTCAGCGGACCGCCCAGTGAATATTCGGGCACATAGCGTGTGATGTACGTAATCGCACACGGAAATTGGCTGAGCGACTCAGGAAACTCATCTCGTTCGTAGACCCGGAACGATCGGACCTTGCCGCCGTTGCCGTCGGAGATTTCCCACAGTCGCGTGATGCGATCGATCCACAACTCGATGCTCATTTAATTTCGCCCGTTCGAGAGCGCTTCTGTCAGCGCCGTGAGTGCGTCCGAAAAATATTGCTGGATGATGCCCTGGCTGGCTTCGTAGCCGCGCGCCATGAAGCGGCGTCCCTTGATGCCCCTGCGCGCGATCGAGCGCGCCACAGTGTACGCCACGCCGCGTGCGTTTTCGTTTGGCACGCGTAGCACCAGATGTACCCACCGTTCCAGCGCGCTGGGCGGCGGCATCTTCGCTCCCGGCCTGCGACCAAACTCCATCACGGCTGGATAATCTTCTGACTTAAGCGTCGATCCAACCTTGCCCACAACCGAGCCTACTTCCTGCATCACCTGGCTGCCGATCGATCCGCGCAGCCGACCACGAAACACCGGTACCAGTGGTTTGATTGCGCTTTCCAGTGCCACTACGCTTTGAGTCATAGCGCGGGTCAGGTGTTGTGTGCTCAGCTCGTCATACGCGTTCAGTTTCGTCAGCGCTTCGCTCAAGCCCTCGATTTCGAGGTCATATCCAGCCACGCTACACCTGCACAATGCGATAGTTGCGCATGATCTGCTTCAACGGATCGCTCGGAAATTCGTTCTGATAAAAGACTTCGCCCAATTCCGCGTTGCCCACCTTGCCTGCATAGCCGGACTGCGACTTCTTGAACATCAGCACGGCCATCTGGCGCGCCAGATACCACACATCATCCGGTGAAATCTGGCGGAACACGTCCGCCGTGGTGTGCGCGGCCGCGGTCGTACCATTCACGCCGCGTGTCACGGTGAACTGATCCAGGGTGCTTTGATTTAGCGTTTCTTCGACAAGCATCTGCTCAGCATCGATGATGAGCACCATGCCCGGAGATACGATCCCGCCGTTGCTGACCGTCAACGCCGTTGAGGTCGCATCGATCGAGGCCGTCACGCCCAGCGAGCGGGCCTCGCTGTACAGCCCCCACTGCCCGGTGATGGCAATCTTGTTGTTGCGCTTCAGCCAGCGCGCTTCGCTGGCCAGCTGCACCGATGTGTACGGACCATGGTCCCAGTGTCGATTCAGCGGATACAGGCTGTATTCCGTGGACGGCAGCAGCGCACCATCGACCGTGATCTCCGTCACCGAGAGCACCGCGTCAATCCACAGCGTCAGCACGCCCGGCGCATCGAAGCGCCGCGTCTCGGTGACTGGCAGGAATCGTCCGCCGCGCCGATCGATGAACGCCGACGCCGCGCGGATAAAGCCCATCAACTTTGCTTCGTGCTTGATGGCGTCCAGGTCAAGATCGGCCGCTTCCGGTGACCCGGCCACGTCGCTGACTGCGCACAGTAATCGATCCATGTCGCCTCGAATCACAACAGGTAGTGCCACTTACCGGAACTAAATTACTTCCAGCCCACCACGCGGATGCCGCTGGTGGCCGCCACGTACACGCTGACGTTCGCCACGTTGACTGTGTCCATTGTCATCGCGCCGCCGTCGCTCAACGCCACGTCATACGCCGTGTTCGACACCGTCGGCGACGCCGCATCGTTGAACTTGAAATACGCCGTCTGGCCGGATCGGTTGTTGATGATCACGGTCCGTTTCTTGTTCGTGAAACTCAGCAGGCTGGCCGTGTTCGACGTGATCGTCCCGGTCGCGGCCTCGCTGGCATCATCCAGGATAGGTTCAGGCATGATTACACCGCCTTCTTGCGGGCTGGAGCCTTGATCATCTTATCGACGACGGGTTCGTCGATGGCCTTCACCGGAATCTCGGTCGAGAAATTCTCCGGCGCATCGCGCAGCAAAAAGAGCGCTTTCGGATCGTCTAGTTCCACCACGCCCGGCCCGTCAAAGTGCAGCCCGGCCGGTCCATTGTGGTAGCGTCCCTTCACATACAGTTGCATGGTTGCCTCCTGCGCCCCTCTCCGGTTCGGAGAGGGGGTTGGGTGAGGTTAGTTATTCTTGTAAACGCACGTGACGCTGACCGTCACCGGATTGGTGCTGGTCAATAACCCGGCCACAATGTAACGCGCCGATAGGCCATAGACCGCCGTATTAGTAAACGACGTCGTGTCTGCGCTAACTGCGCTGAATGTGTGCACCGTGACCCAGTTCGTGCCGTCCGCGCTGTGCTGCAATGCGCCCGTGAGTGTCTGAGTGTTGGACACATCCACGGTCTGGTAACAGTCCTGGACTCCGTAGGCCCCGATGAATTTCTCGCTGCCGTTCGCGGTCTGCGTGATGCCGTTGCCCGTGTACAACGTGATCGTCTTGTAGGCCGTCACGTTGGCGGTCTGCGGTGCAGCGGCATTGGTTGCTACGGCCACGCTGACGCCTGCCAGCATAACCGCCACCAGCGCCAGCACCAAAGCCACACGCCATTGACCCAAATTGATCGCTTTCATGTGTTTCTCCTGCTAACCATTCCCCTCCCCCCGTCAGGGGGAGGGGATGTTGCGGTGAGGATGTTACCCTCTGAATTAGTTGCGGACGATGCCGTGAATGCCGGCGGTGTGGACGGCCGTGCTGCGCGTGCCGCGCGCGGCGACCGCGATGCGGAACGAGACCACCATCACCATCTGCCGCTTCTGGATCAGCCGATCGATTTCGATCAGCAGTTGGCGGCGGAAGCCAACCTTCCACATGTCGCGGTGGAAGATCGCAATCTGGCCTTCGTCGTTGTTGCCGGCGGTGGTGGACTGCTTGCCATCATCCTCGGCTTCCAGCAACTGGCTCGACACGATGACGGGGATGCCACCGTAGCGCGCCAACTCGCCGGTCAACACCGTCGCGGCCGGACCAAACTTGTCCAGCGTGGCCACGTTGGTCAGGCCCAGCATGTTGTTGACGTAGGTCTTCGGGTCGGTCACCATCACCAGGCGGCTCACGTCGCCCGCATACTTGCCCAGGCGGGCAATGCCGGCGCGCAGTTTCGCATCGTCCAGCACCGCGTTGATGTCCGTGGACTGCGCGGTATTGTCGACGAGGTACAGGTGGCGGATGCCGTCCTGGCCGCTCGACAGGTAGTACGACGCATCATCGGGATCGGCGTCGTCCAAGTTGATGTTGCCCGTCCCGGCGTTGGTCGCGTCGGCGTTCAGCACGAAGGCGTCCATCGCATCGGCGCCGCTGCGGCTCAGTTCCTGGCGCAGCGTCGGCAGCACCGCGATGATGCTGTCTTCGTCGAGGTCGTAGGACCAATCGACTTCGGTCAGCTGCTCGGTGCTGGTCAGCGTGCTCTTGGCGGTGGCCGCGTCGCTGGCCGTGGTGGCCGTGTTCTGCGTGCCCTTGCGCCAGGTCACCGCACCCCAGCCCAGCGGGATGTCGAACGGATCGCTCGGCATCGGCACCACGCCGATGGTGTTCACGACCTTAGACGCCAGGAACATATCATTCCACAGCGTGGCGGCCATGCCCGTCGGAACGTACTCATCGCCCGTGCCCGCGCCCGTGCTTGTGAGCGCCTTGCTGACGATGTCCTTCATCTCCGCCGTCGGGCCTTTCACGGACTCCGGGCGGATGCGCTTGGCGCGTTCCAGCAGCCACGACGCGAAGATCACGTCGTCCACCGGCACGCCCTCGAACTTGCCCTTGCTCACCACGCCCTTGCTGACGTGGCGGAAGCCATCGGGGCCGATGACCTCACCCTTGCGAACCGGCCGCGACGCTTCCGCGTCGGCCAACTTCGCGCTCACCTGACGATCCACCAAACCCGCCACCACTGCCGCCAACTGATCGGTGTCGAGCGTGGCGCGATCGTTCTGGTGATCCTTCACGGTCGCCGTCAACTGCGCGATCTCGCTCTTGATCTGCTCCAAAACTTCGCTCATGCCAAAACCTCCTTCACGGTTTTGAAATACGCCCTCAACGTCTCGGCCAGTTCGCGTTCGGCAGCGGCGGCAGCATCTGCCCCATCGTCACCGGCCAACATCCTCGGATCGGTCGCCTGCACAGGCGCAGCATCCGTTGATTTCGAAGAGTCAGTAACATTGATTACCTGTTCAGCGTTGCGCATCATCGGGCCGTTCGGATCCTCATCTGGATCGTCATTCGGCCCTGGCGACGTGTCAGGCGCTTGATCGGGTTGCTGTTCGATTTGCGCCAACACATCCTGCAACATCGCAATCGCATCGCGCAGCAACTGTTCGTTGCGCGCACTCAGCACACGGCCACGCTTGGTCAGCGCCTTCTCCGTCGCGTCAAAACGCGCTGTAGCGGCTTCTGGCGCAGGCGTCTCGGCAATCTGGGCGTCCATGCTCTTAACGGCCAGCCGTAGCGCGTCCTGGTTGGCCGGAATGGGCACCAGCGACCACTCCAGCAGTTCCCACTCGCTGAAGTCGTAACCGCCCAGATCGTTCTGCTTGCCGACCTTCGGAATAAAGCCGATCGACGCCGTGCGCACCCAGCCGCCTTCCCACAACAGCCGGATGATGTTCTGCGGATCTTGATCGTTCGCGGCCGGGCGCAGTTCAAACTCCGCCGTGATGCGGTCCGCCTCGATCGTCATCGACGTGGTCTTGCCGATCGTGCTCCACGGCGCGCGATACTCGTGGCCCCACTGCACCACGGGATTCTTCAAATAGTTCTCAGCGCGGCATCCGCCGGGCAGCACGCGATCGCGGTCGCGATCGACGCTGGCCGTGTTGATGATGATTCGGCCGCCAGACTTCGTGGCCTCGACGACCTCGATTCCAAATGTCTTGTGCACTGGTTTATTCTTATCCATGTCGCATTGCTCCAAGTGCCATCACGATCTCAATCAATTCAGCGTCCTCCGCGGAGATCCGGCTATTCAGCGCATGACGTCGCATCACTTCTAGGTCGTACAGGTCAATCGTCTCTCGATAAATCGTCTGGCGTGCCACGTGGATGCTGGCTTGTCTGGCCGTATCCGCCGCACCGGCCAGTAATAAGGTCAGCACCTTACACCCCTAAATCCTCATACCACTTCAAGCGCAGGCCGAAACTGTCACCCGTAGATCCAGCCAGAACCCCGATCAAATAGGTGGTGTTACTCTTCAAAATCCACTCGTCAAAGACGGCCATGGCTGTTCCGGCGGTGGCATCGCCGACGGTGTGTTGAGACAAAAGCGTGCCCGTGCTGTTGACGGTTGGTGCTAAATAGACGGTCATTCCGGGCGTGTTGGCGCTGTTGCGATTGCGACAATAGGTTGTCTGTAGATTGCCGCCGGTGACGTTTGGCGATTCGTACAGGCTTATTGTGGTTTGCGCTAGCACATCCACTTCAAACCACAAGTGCGGCGCGCGGATGGTAACCGCATAGGTGGGCACCACCAATCGGAAGTAAACCGTTACGCCGTTGCCGATGGCGGTAAGCGGATACGTGTATTGATACGCCTCGCCTTCGTGGTTTTGATGGTGGTTATATTCGACGAAGACCGACAAATCTGATACCGGATCGCTACCTTGGACGAATACCCGCAGACCTTTTAATCCTGTTACATCTCCAACCTGAACGCCAGCAATGTTTAGGCCATCGGTTATCTCGGCGAGTGCTTTCAGATTGGCGGCCGTGCCCTGTACGGCCGTTACCGTGCCGCTCACCGGCAGCGCGCCGATGACTGGCTCAGCCGCGCCATCTGCGCCTAGATCAATCTTGACGCGCTGATAGTGCTGGCCATCCACCTCGTCCGTGGCCACCACAAAGCCCGCCGGAGGCGTCGCCGGATTCGCCGCTTGGAACATCACAGAATCAGCCACGTTTAATGCTCCGCTTCAGATTCATAATTCGTCCGTCCGCATCGCGCTCGATCGCAATATCCTCCTGGCCCGCCCCGTCGCTGACCAGCTTCACCGTCGGCGTGGCCGGCTGCACCTGATTCGTCACCGTGACGCTGGGCGTCTGCACTACATTCGTCACGGTTGGCGCAGGCTGATCGGGTAGAGTGATCAGATTGTGATTCACCACCTCGACGCCCGGTGTCGTCGGCCGCACGTCGTTGCGGATCATGACCACCGGCCGCGGCAAGCGCACCTGCAAATTGACCATGCCATCCTCGCCAGACTGCGGCGCATAGTGCTTGTCAGCCACCACGGCCGTCATCACGCACAGACAGTTGATGTCCTGGTCCGCTTCACCGCTCAGGCCCGGCCCGTCCGTCTTCACAGTACCCACCGTAAACTGCTCATCCAGCCCAACGGTTTGTCCGTGAGCATCTTTGTGATCCTCGCGAGTGCGGTCGGGAATCAGCGCGCTAATCCACACCTTCGCCGACACAACTTCGGTCTGCTTCCACGCCTCGATCGTGCCGCCGCTGGTTGCGCCCTGCGTCTCGGTCCGCGCAATCGTCTCAGCGCTGGAACTGATGCGGTCGCCCATCACCTGCTCCACGCGCGCCATCAAGGCGTCAATGCCCTCGCCGGCGTCGAAGCCTTCGCCCAGGCTCGTGCGCAGCGCTTCCCACGTTGTGTCGTTGACAGGCTTGGCAAAGCGCTGGGCGCGCTCACGGATGAAAGCCGCAATTTCCGGCCGGTCCACATCGAAGCGCAGGCCGATGCCCAATTCGTTGATGGCCTGCTCACCCGCGCTGGCCACGATGTCACGCAGCAACGGCTTGGCCCGCTTGATGTATTCGGCCGTCCATTCTTCGCGGTCAAACGGATCGTTCGCAATTTCGGCGCGTGTGCGAGCCACCTTCTTGGCCTGGCGCAGTTCCGCGGCCACCGCGTCGCGCTGTTCGTCAAACAGAGCAACCGCCAGCGTCTTGAACTTGCGTTGGAACGGATCGGTGCGCTTGGCGTAGGCGTCCAGCAACGCGGCGTGCTCCGTCGAGCCGTACTCGACCACGTTCGACACCACGGCCGCGCGCTGCACCATCCCGCTAAATTCCGCCGCCTTTTGACCCACACTCTTGGGTGTATCGGCCACCGGCGCCGCGCTGGCTGGCGCATCCGCGCTGCTGATCGGCATCAGGCCCATCGGTGCCCACCACACATCGCCCCACGGCACGGCCTTCAGGCCGCGCGCCGTTCGCCATTCGTTGATGAGCAGCGCGCCGCGTTCCATCTGCCCCTGCGCGCGTGACCATTCATCGGTCTCATTGGCCTTCAGTGCGCCCACGCCGCTCAGGTCCGTAATCACTCGCTCGTCCGGTCGCAGCACATTCACGCGCTGGAAATACTCGGTCAGGTGCACGTCGCGATGCCGCGTCAGCGGCACGATGGTCAGTTCCCACAACACGCGATGCGCCGTGTCGAAATTCTCGTAGGTGTCGCGGCCCCAGCCCATTATCTCGTCCGGCACGCCGAAGATCGCGCCCACTTCCTCGCGGCTGATCTTGCGCTGCTCCAGCCACTCCATATCCTTGGGCGGGAACGACAGAATCTTGACGTCGCTGATGCCCTGCTCCAGCACGATCGGCTTGTGGCTGTTCTCAACCCCTCCAAACTTCTGGGTCAGTTTCTTCTCAATGTCAGCGCGCTCGCTGGCCGTTAAGCCTTCCGGCGCAATGACAGCGAAGTCTGGCCGCGCGCTGTTCTGGAAGAACAACTTGCTCCAGGCCTGCGCGAACACGTCCAGCACGATGCTCCAGCGCACCGCCGTAATCGGCGCAATGCCGCGCCACGGATTGCCTGGGTTGAAGAACTTGAAGTGGCACAGTTCATCGGGTTGCAGCGTGTACGGTTCGGCTTCGCTCGTGTCGTCGATGGCGTACTCGCGCACCTTGTAGTAACGCTTGCGGGCCGCATCCGGCTTGATCAGAATCGTGTGCGGCTGCCGCGGCCAGATCTCCGCATAGCGGCCGCGCGTGTCGCGCACCAGTTCCCAGCCCTCTTCGCCGCCCAGCAGCATGTCCACCGTCCATTGCTGCCACAGGTCCGCGCTGGTCATGGTGTCGTTGACGCTGGTCAACAGGTCCAGCAGCGCGTGACTGCTGACCAATTGGTCACCGCGCTTGATCGTCAGCGGCAGCGCGGCCACGTTGTTGCCGATGGTCGTGACGGCCTTGCGCACCCACACGTGCGACGCATAGTCGCTGATGGCGTTCAGGTACGAGTATTGGCCGCTGTAGGCGCTCGCGCCGTCGCTGCGCAGCGACGCAATATGCTCGCGATCGCTGACCTCGGGATGGAGGTCGGCGAGTGCTTTACCGCGGGCGCGACTGAGAATGAGATCGACGATATTCGGCATGGTGTGGGCAAATAAAAACGCCTCGACGACGCGCAAGACCTGCGCATTCGTGGAGGCGTTCAGAGACGCTCGAATGAGTTGCGTCTATTGTAAACCCGTTTCGGTCGGTGTCAATAGAACAGCGCCCGATTCGACCTTATCGAGTTCGACTTCGTGCGTGACCCCGCGCGCGCGAATCTGCACCACGCGCCGATCGGGATCATACTTGCACAGCAGATGCTTGGTCTTCGGATCGCGCACGTCCACAAAGCCGCGCCCGCGCCCTGCCCGTCGGTCAGTTCCGCGTTGCATGTTTGTCCTCCCGTAGCATCTCGAAGCCGCGCTCAAAGCCCAGCCGCAGCGCGTGCCACACAATGACGGCCACCATCGACACCACGCCGGCCACGAAGCCCAGCACCAGCGGCCCGATCGAAATCAGCGCCACAACCACGAACACCAGCACCCGTTTCACCGTCGATTTGTTCATCAGGTAATATCCCTTATCGAAACAGTATTGTCGCTTTGGAATAGTTTAGAACATTCATCGTTACCGACATTCATAGTCTTTCTGACAATGATCATTCCATTCCCGTAAGGGACACCACCATATCCAGGTGCTCGCAACTCAGCAACTTCATCACCGATGAGTTTCACATCGAAATCAATGCCATTTGGCACGCCAATTTTTTGAAAGAAATCTTGTCCACATCTGATTTGATTGTTTTCTGAAAATATCATTACTTCCTCGCTCTGGCCCACGCCCACATGCGCAGCGCGTCGCAGGCGTGATTCTCTTCGTCGAGCGGTTCCTCTTCACTGCGCCTTGATCCATCGGCCGGGTACTTGTAGCCGCTCGTGATTTCTCCGATTAGATTCTTACAACGCCGATTGACCTGCAATGCCCGGTAACCATTTCCGTCACAGATCAGACCGCGCACGATCGGGATACCCTGCGTAACCTTGTGTAGTGCCGTGCGGCTGGCGATGTTGGCGCGCTTGAAGCGCTTATGCAGCTGCGTCGCCTCGTGTGATCCGATCGCCAGATCGGGCATTCTCATCGGCGTCTTCGTCCATCCCTCGGGCACCGTCGCATCATCCGGCGGCGGTGCAACCTCGTGGCCTTGTGCGTCGAGCCACGCCCACCCGAACCGCGCGCCGCACATCTCAATGACTTCGGCAACACAGACCTCCTCCAGGTGCTTGCTGTGGTACATCTCGTCAAAGACCA